AGGATTAAAAAAATTTCCAAAAGTAGGTGGCCTAAATCATTCTCTTAAGCCTAAATCAGGTATGTGGGGTAGTGGAGCTATTAAACCTAAGACTCCATTTGCAGGAGCTAGGTCTACTTTAAAAAACTCTAGTATAGCAAGTATGCCTAAACCAGCACCTGTGAAAGTGGGGAATGCAAATAGGTCGGGTAATTCTTCTATAGCAAATACTTCTAGAAATTCTGCAAGATTAACTCAAAATAAAGTAAACAATGACCACAATGCTTTCAAACTTCACGATGATAGAATGAATGCTAGAAAGGCTAAGGAGAGGAAAGCTGAATTAACTAATAGAAGAGAAGCTAAGCAGAATGATCAAGCTAGAAGAGACTTAGCACAGAAGAAAGCTCACGAAAGACAAATAGGACACAAGGAACAGAAGGTAAGAGATTTAGCTAAACAAACTGAAAATCTTAAAACATCTGGATCTGGGGTATTTAGTCATGAGTATAAACAGTCTAGAAACGAACTTCGAAATGCTAACATAGACCTTCATAACACTAAATACAAAGATAATAAAGTTGGAGATTTAGTAGCGAGAGCAGGGGGTCTTAAGAAGTTTGATAAGAACGGAAACCTTAGATGGGGTAAAAAGAGATTAGCATTAGCAGGTCTTGGAGCGGCAGCAGCTTACAACATGATGAAGGATGACGATGATAAATAGACGAAGACGAAAATTAAATAATATAACAACACGACTTTTCGGGCTTATAGGTAATTATCAAGCAGGACAAACCGTTTCAACTACAGGGAAAGAAGCTTTAGGAAATAGACTACCATCAACACAGGAGTTATTAAAAGATTCTAAAGTTTACGTCCTTATTCGAAAAGATATAGATGGAAACTGGAAAACACCTAGAAGACTCAGAGGGGCATCTCCGAACGAGGTAATGAACGAAAGGAGAATGCTGGAGAATAAAGGAGAAAGAGTTCAGGTGAGAGGTCCTATGGATGAGGCTAAAGCTGAGACAATATACGATAGTTACAAGAGACAGTACGAAAACTCAAAGTGGAGGTAATTGATATGAATAAGAACGATAATAAGATAGAGTCTGACAAAGAGTTTAAAGTTATGCTACACTCTAAGATGAAAGAGATACATGGAGATAAATACAATCCAGAAGTAACCGAGAGAGTAGCTAACGGACTAATTGAAAGATATAACGGAAACTATCCAGCTATGGTAAAGGCAGCATTTAGTAATAGTGAGACAAGAAAACAATCTAAACTAACACTAAGAACTAAACTATTCGCTAACTCTCCTTCGCTAGGTAAATGGATGGCTGCTTCGATTGCTGTTGGAGTTGCTACCCCTATTCTTACCCAATTAGCACTTTACTCACTAGACTTCTATTTAAACAAGCATAAAACCCTAAAAGATCTTAAAGCACAAAATACAGAGGAGGTTGTTAAAGATTTCCTAAGGTCAAACAGAGGGGTTAGGGCTTCAGAGGATTCAATTAGAAATGCATCTGAGTCAATGAAGGATTTCTTACAATACCAAGCTAATCGTAATTATGGTCCGTACAAAGATCAAAGAGATATCCTAAATGAACAGATTGCAGGTAATACTCGATATAAGATGAATCAGAGAAACCTACGATAGGACTATGAGAATAAGGACAAAACTCTTCGCATCTCTACTAACTACTACAATAGGCGCAGGTATAGGAGGCTCAATAGGACGAATGGCTGGAGGTTTTTTAGCTAAGTCAGAAGAACAAATAAGAGCTGAACACCCTGAATGGACTAAGGAAGAAGTAAGGAATGAATATAGAAGACTGGTAGAGAAAGCTAAAAGACACTCAGCTGCTTATGGTTTTGCACTAGGTTCTCAAAATAATATACTAACATCAGCTGCACTTGGAGGGGCTACTGGAAGGTTTGTAATAGAGCCTGAAAGAAAATACATAGAAAGAGTAATAGCAGTAAATCCAACAATAACAAGGAGACAAGCTGAGTTAATGTATGAGAAAGAGAAAGATAGTAGAGAAGCCTTGGGTGCATTTATAGGTGGAGCAGGATCTCTTTTAGTTAAACATGCACAGAACGAATATAAGAAGAGTAAAAATAATAATAACCAAGAAGTAAAGAAAAAGAGAAGATGGTTGTTTTAAGAACTAAGTCATTCGCTTCTGTTTTGGGTACTGGACTTGGAGCTGGAGTAGGTAGATACTTGGGAGGTAAATTCTCAAAGGATATCGAAACTATTAGAGCTGAGAACCCAGATTGGACTGAGAAGGAAGTAAGGAATGAATATAAAAGATTAAGAAGTAGGGATAAATCTAAAGGCATGGCTTATGGAGCAGCTATAGGGTCAAAATCAAGAACTCTAGGAGGTGCTGCTTTAGGCGGTGTTCTAGGTAGATCCCTAATAAAGTCTAAAGATCAATATATAGAAAGTAAAATGGCATTAGATCCAAGCTTAAGTAGACGAGATGCTGAACTTATGTATGAGAGATATTTAGATAGAAAAGAAAAACAAGGAGCTACTATAGGGGCTGTTGCAGGTTTCCTAGGAGGTAGAGCTTATGATAAATTTAAAAAGAAGAAATAAACATGGGATTAGTATTTAGAACAAGACTTTTCGCAGATAGCTATACAAATGCAGATAGCTATACAAAAGATGAGAAGAGCCTTATCAGAAAAACTACATTAGGAGGAGCAATAGGTCATGGAGTAGTTGGAGCTGGGGTTGGTTATTTAGGGGGTAAGCTGGTTGGAAAATTAGCTACTCCAAATAAAGAAGCTTTCATAGAGAAATACCTTAAGTCTCACCCAGACGCTACTAAAATAGAGGCAGAAGCAGCTTACAAGTCTAGACGAGGTAAATTCAATAAATATGGAGCCTTAGCTGGTGGAGTCTTAGGAACTGTTGGTGGAGCTATTGGTGGAAATAGTATCGGAAAGGGGATAGTTGGTGTAAATAGATACGCTAAATAAACTATAGAAGACCTACTTAAAAAGAGTACAGAAGATCAAGACTACTATTACTCTAAGCCAATACTTCCTTTCCAATAAAAAAAAAAATAATAAATAACAAATTAAACAAAAGATACAGATATGTCATTAGTATTTAAAACTAGAGTGTTCGCTGAAGATAAGAAAAAATCAGGAATGTTCAAGAACTTAGGAAATAATATTAAATCAGGTGCTAAAAAAGTAGCTAACCTTCCATCTAAAGGGGCTCACAAATTATTCGACCTAGCTGAAGGTAAAAAAGCTGGTTCAGGTAAATTCGCGCTAGGAGCTGCTGGAGCTGTACTAGGAGGTGGAGCTGGAGCAGGTGTTGCTGGAATCACTCTTAGAGGTTTGAAAGGTAGACTTAGAGAAGCTAACCCTACTTGGTCTGATGAAAAAGTACAAGCTGAATACGACAAAATTAAGAAGAAAAGATTAGCTATCGGTGCTGCTTTAGGTGCAGTTGCTGGTGGTGGACTTGGAGCTTATAAAGGAGTTCAGTACGGAAAAAGAAACAAGTAATTAAAACAGTGAGGGCTTGAGATATAGCTCTCCTTAATGTAAATGAATCGTTAAGCATGAAAAGAGCAGGGTTAAGAAAGTTTACTGATAATATAGAGTTCAGCTTTCCACCAAAGAAGAATGTAGTTGAGGTAGTTAAAGATAAAGGATATAAAGAAAAACTACTAAGAAACTCAAAAATAGGATCTAACATTGGAATAGCTTTAGGTTCGCTTTCAGGAATAGGTTTAGGGTCTATTTTAGGAGGTAAGTTAGCTGGAAATAAAGAGAAGCAAGTTAGCAAGTACCTTAAAAACAATCCAGATAAGACCAAAGAGGTTGCAGAGCTTATATTCAACAAGAAGAAAGATAAGTATAAATCAATTGGTAGAGTTTCTGGAGCTATTTTAGGGAGCATTGGAGGGTACTTAGCTGGCGACTCAATTGGAAAGAGATTAACAAAAGAAAATAACTAAAATATAATGAAAAACGTAATACTTAAAACAAAATACTTCTCTGATAATATAGCTAAGAAAGTAGTAGGTAACACTGCAGGGGCTTTCGGAGGATTTACTGGAGCTACTTTGGGTGCAGGAGCCGGATATGTAGGAGGTAGACTTGCTGGTAAACTTGCTGTTGGGAATAAGGAAGACTTCATTCAAAAATACTTAGGTAAACATCCACAAGCTACTAGACAAGAGGCTGAAATGGCGTACAAACAAAAGAGAGGAACATTCAACAAAATAGGAACATTAGCAGGAACTGTTGGTGGAGCTATTGGTGGATTTAAAGCTCTAAAAGGAGGTGCTGGTAAGTTAATGGGTAGTAAAAAATAAGACCATGGATAAGATTATTGTGATTAAAAACCAAGATGACGCTAAGAATTACCTAATAAATAAAGTTAAACCCACAGACTTATCTAATAGAGTAGGTCAAGCTATAGGTTTGGGATTATTAGGTGGAACTTTAGGAGCAGGTCTTAGTAAAGTTAGGAAAGAACCGATTAATAAAGGACTACTAATAGGTGGAGCTTTAGGTACCTTAGGGGGATTCCTTGCCAAACCAAGCCTTACAGAGGGAGATAATGAAAGAGTAGCTAGGGGTGTATTATCTGGAATTAAAAAATACTATGTAATCGCTTCACTACCTTCAGGACAAGTTTTCTTAGAGGATTATTCAAATGTAAATGAAGCTAAAGGGATTGCAGATAAATTAAAACAGTCAGGACACAAAGCATTCGTAGTTACTCCAGAAGAATTTAACAAGGGAGTAGAAAATAGACAATTCGGATTTTTAGATAACTTTAGAGGGACTTCTTCAGGTAAGGATTTTCAAAGAGGTGTCATGGAGTACGGAAAAGCTAATAAGAAATTCATGGACTCTGTTGACCTTAAGAAATTACCAAAAGAATCTCAAGACGCAATTAAGAAGGACATACTAACAGCTGGACAAAAAGAGGTAATTAATGAGAAGAGAGCCTTAGGACAATCTATTGGTGCAATCGGAGGTATAGCTGCAGGTGGAGGCCTTGGTTATTTATTAGGAAAGAAGATAGCTGGACTTAAGAGTGAGGAGGCTTATATCAAAGAATATCTATCTAAACACCCGGGAGCTAAGGAGAAAGACGCAAAAGAAGCTTACAAACAGAGATTAGCTAAATTCATGAAAGTTGGAGCTAATGTAGGTATGGCTGCTGGTGGTGCTCTAGGAACTCAAATAGGAGATAAATACGGTAGAAAAGCTGGGATTAAAGATGCTAGACAAATATCCAATGAGTTAATGAAGCGAGGGAAATAAAACTATAAGTGGAGATTTGAAATATAGTCTCCCTAAGCGGATATGAATAAAAAAAACAATGAGAATTATACCAGACTTTAATAAATACAGCTCAGAGTGGCAACGTAATAATCCAGCTAACCTCAATACTAATAATTCTAGGGACTTTAATAGATATTGGGAAGATAGGAAAGCTAGTCACAATAAATACTTGGATGAATTAGCTAACAAAAAGCGTAGCAGGTCAATATCTATAGGTAAAGGTATCGGAGTTCTAGGTGGTGGTTTAGTAGGAGGTTTGACGGGTAATTTAGTTGGAGGATATAGATTCAATAAGAAAAACCTTAAGGATCAATATATAGAAAAGTACTTGTATGAAAACCCATTAGCTGGAAAGTTAGAGGCTGAATCTGCATATAATAAATTAAGAAAGAAAGCTCTAATCAAATCATCATTATTGGGTGCTGGATTAGGAGCGGGAGTTGGTTTTATGGGCGGATCTAAAATAACTAGAAATAGATTCAATAAGAGGCTGCTTGACGCAAAAGAACTTGGAGAGGGTAAGATATTTGATAGGAAGCAAGAGATAAGAATTAATTTTGGTGATATTTTTGGCGATAATGGGTCTATAGATGTCCAAGATTATTACTCAGATGACGGGAGATTACATAAAAGAACTTCCGTAGAAAAATTAATTAGGGATAAGAATTCAGGAGATAAAATACTAACCAACACACTTAATGAGAGCGAAGGTGGAGCTAGAATTCGAAATAGATTAGTTATGAACAAGACTCCTAAAATTAATAAAGAGTATTTACTAAACGAACCTATTTTAAATGAGGGAAAGTCTCTAAGTGAGGGTATTGAAAGACTAAAGGCTAAGTTTAATAATTCAAATAAAAAATAATGATTGTAAGAAGTAAAGAAGATGCTGTTAAGTTATTACTAGATAGATTTACAGATAAAGATTCCGATTATCGATTTAATAATGCTGTGAATGGAGCTGCTATAGGCGGATTCCTAGGCGGCACTGGAGCTGCAATGATAAATAGAAACAAAAGAGAATCTGGTGCTCTAAAATATGCAGGACTTGGTCTTCTAATTGGAAGTTTAGGTGGATATTTGAAGAACCCTACAACTACACTCAAAGAAGACCAAAAAGTAGCTGCAGGAAGAATTAAATCTTTAGGTGGAGCGTATACAGTAACAGATAGTGCAACGGGTAAACCTGAAGTTGAGGAACATGATACTTTGGCGGAAGCTGAGGAGTTTGCTAAATATTTAAGAAGTCACGGAAGAAAAGCTTATGTAGTAACTCCGGATGATTATGAACTACCGCTACAACTATAAAACAATATAAACAAGAGAGGAGATTATTATATAACAGTCATTAATATTAAATTATACCAACAATTTATTAAAGTTTGGATAAAAAGATAGTCTATAAGGATTATCAAACGAGAGATGCCTCCGCTTAGAGTTGAAATACTTTAGGATGACTAGTACTATACTATTAGATTAACCTTTAATAGGAGTTAGTACCGAACATGCATCATGGACTACAATAAGATCTCCTCCTAAATTAAAATGAATAAAGTGAAAAGACCTACAACCATAAAGGAAGTATTTTTCATATCGACAGCGGATTTAGATAGACAAACTTTAATTCCTAGAGTGCCTAAAAACTTTCTGACAGAGCAGGGTTATGAAGATAATACAACTAAGAGAGTGTGCCTTTCGACTTCAATAATGGGATGCTTAGCTGCTATGAGTGCGAACATCTTAGGTAGAGTCTATAATGTATATAAGGTAACTGCTAACGTATATAAACCTACTACAGAAGAAGTTCCAGATTGCGAAATAACAGATGAGGTTTGGAGTTTAGAGCCAGTCAAGTTAGATTACCAATACTCTATCAAAGTAACAGGTTATTACGATAAAGAATATAAGTACAGAACCAAGGACTTCGAGGCTACTATGTATAAGTGGAAGTATGAGAGGGTTAATAAAAAGGGAATACTTATAGGAACAAACAAAAACAAGAAATAAAGAAATGGGAGAAGTACTACTATTATCGGAACTTAAGAGAAAAATAGACTTGAGGTCATCTCTTCTAATGCTACCTTCTGTGGATGAGTTATTGTCTATAGTAGGAACTCAGAATCCAGACGAACAGAGAGTGGAGCTGTATTCAGTGGCTTTAGAGAAGTGGCATTATCAAGTACCTCTCATCAGAATAAATAAAGTAAAAATTAATAACGACCCACATAAATTTATAAACACTTTTAATACATATGCTAGGAATCCGAATACTATGTGCATTTCAGAGGTTGAACTTATACCGACTAGAGTATGGTCACTTAATGGTATTTTAGGCTCATCTCGTAATTGGATATATCAGGATGGTTTCTTATCAGGAGTTTCAGAGGGAGAATATCTAATTAACGCTACCTATATGAGACCTATGTATGTTAACTATTTACAACCAACTGGGGAATTAGATCCTAAGAGTTGTATTGGTTTTATTGAAGAAAGACATGTAAGTAAGTTTGTAGACGCTTGCCTTATGGAGACTTTACAATTTATATCTCAACTAAGGAAGAATTTTGAATACCCAGACGTACCTGTTCAGATGTTTAATGGTATAGATGAGGCTAGTTCAATGATACAGACGAGTTTAGATCAGTTTTATATGGGATTAACACACGGGAAGATTTATGTGTAACTAAAGATAAACAATTAAGATGAAAATAGAAGTAAGATTGTTTCCTCTAGATACTCCTGCCGCTGATGGTTCTATTATACCTAAGCAGAGTTTTCTAGAGTATCAAAATACGCCAAGATATAAAGAGAGAAAACAGAATAGAAACTTTTATGGAGGGAGTACACACTTAAATAGAAACCAATCCAGAAAAGAATCTACAGGAGGAGTTGTTGGAGAAGGAGATGAACTATTATACTCTGGAAACATCACTCACATTATAGATGATTACTTTATTAGAAGACACTCAGATGGGATCGAATATGTCCACGCTACAGCAGAAGTAATGGATGACCCGGAAGAGTATGAAGGAAAGAGTAAGGAGTTAATTAAAACGCTTTGTCGATTACTTAATAGAGGGGTTCAGCTTCCAGTATCAGTAGTTATCTCAGCAGTATGGAAAAATGATATAGCTGTTAGAATTAAGGATATTTTAGGATTTGACTTTACTCTTTCACCAGGTTATAATAAGGCAAGTATAGTTGATATCTCCTATGAGTAACGATATTAAAGCTATTCTAATTGGTGTAGCGGCTAGTAAGATATTAGACAGACTCACAAGAAAAGAAGAACCTGATAGATATAGATTTCAGATAAGGTTCGATAAGAGAGGTCATAATTACGTCTACCATATGCTTTTTAGAACACGAAAGAGAGCCCACGAGGTAGCGAAAGAATTATCTCAAAGAGTGGGTTATAGTAATGTAGTCGTTGAACAAATTGATTAGAACTTATGGGAATTATTATAGTAAAACACTTTAGCGACTATAGAGATGAACACGCTTACTACGGAAAAAGAGATGGTAAGAAGTGGGGAGCTATAGCGGGTGCTGGTGCTGGTGCTGCGATAGGGAGGAAACTCGGAGGTAAGTCAACCACAGGTCAAGCGATAGGTGCATTAGCAGGAGGAGCTATAGGTGGTGTTGGAGGTTTTATAGCTGGAAGTAAGATAGGAAAGAAAATAGGTAGGAAACTAGGAAGAGGATCAGAAAGGAAGAGATTTGAAGTTACCTACACAGACCCACAAACAGGAATGGATAGACATAAGAGATTTGACTTCATACAAGAGGCTCAGATTTTCCATAGACAACATCCAGGGTCACACATTTCAGATCTTCACCATCAACAACCTCAACAACCAAATTACACGGACGAAGACTGGTCATGATTTTAAATATGTGGAGTGGTTTGAAAGATAGCCCTCCCAAAATGAAAATGAATATGAGCAATACACTAGTAGTAAACGGATTAAAGATAACCACTTCACTCTCTTACATTAAGTTCATAGAGGCGGGTGTCACTCAAGTTGAAGAGGATATACCAAATTCAGTACTAGTTATTTTCTTCACTAAAGGCACTAAAAATACAGAACTACCCTTTGAAGTAATAAGCGATGGTGAGGTAGTGGAGTCAGACTTACTATCTACCTTTAACCCTCAAAACAAAATAAATAACCTAAACATAAAGAAGCTGGTAGTTAATGAGTATATATTAAACCAGACTATTTTTACCGATTTAGATAAGAGTTACGCCCTGTATAATGAAGAGAGGTGTGATTTATTTATAAACCAGAATATAGAGTACAAAGATTATATAACACTACTTAAATCAATACCTTTCTTAGAGATAATTGAAGGGGAAGATGACGTAGTACTCGCTAATATAACAAACTGCTTAATGGGTAGAAGGAGGCTTAATTATATCTTCCCAAACCATAGAGCATTTAAGTACAAAGACACCTATACTAATTATGTTATAGATGAGCCTTTAGTTATGTATCAAGTTAAAAAGGTAGTTCTAGAGCAATTATATGATCATGGTTTCGAGTCCTTAAAGTTAGATGACCAGGATGAATTAGTAGAGGTTCCTGACGTACTAAGTTACTCTATTCAAAATGCCGATTATAACCCTATAGCTAAAAGAGTTACTCCACTACTAAAGCGACACACAGATGCAAACTTATCTATAGAGTGGAAATTAAAATCAACAACCCTCTCTAAAGCTATGGATATAAAGAACCGGTATAGAAACTTAGAGATTATTTCCAACTTGACTTCTATTAATGTATTTGACTATAACAACAATCCATTTAAGGTAGCTATAGTTTGGGAAGATATATCAGGTCAATTAGGAGATAAAAGTGCGGTTACTGACGAGGAGAATAATTACTATCATCAGCTATACTTTAATTGTAGAGTCCACTTTGATATTATAATGGATAACTGCAAACCCTCTGATGTAGTGATCTCGAAAATAACCAATCTAGTAAAATTCAAGGAAGTAAACCTAAAAGAAATGAATGCTGTAGATAGTGACAATGTCTTCAGTTTAAAGTATAAGGATTATGACCAAATTGTTAAAATATTGAGTAAACAACCAGAGACAAAAGAAATTAAATAAAATATGAGTCAGATATATGAACCGTTTGTAGAGTCTAGAATTCAAGCTGCGACAACTACAGATACATCAGGATATCAGAACGGGAAGATAGTAGTAGCTGCTCCCTTAGTTTCTGACCACGGCCCTTACGGCATAACAATGATAAACAACCAAAGAGAACTCCTCAGAAAATATAGACCAGATGGAGCGAATTATTTGGTTTCAGATTTAGATAGTACATTCTTCCATATTTACGCTATGCTTGCTCACAGTTCAGTATTAGTATCAAGAGTAGGTAGTTCTATGGAGGAAGCAGTAACTAAAATGTATAATGCAGACCAAGGAGCGTTCAGTTATACAAAGCTTTTCGGAAATAAGATGGTAGTAGATTATAAAGGTTCTATTGCTGTTGGAGATAACGGGAAGTCTTATTTAGTAGATGGAAAAGATAGAATACTAGATACAATAGCTGCAGTTAAAGTAGGAGCAGTATCAGTTCAAAGTTTAGATTTCCAAGAGAAGATTAGCAAATTAATTAACGGATTAGAGGATTCATCAGTTTACCTTTACGGATATAAGTATGGAGAGAATAATGAACTAACTCTTTACCTAGCTTATAAGTACCATGCAAATGTAAACGAATTCATTAAAACTACACTAGGTCTTGCTAATACAGATGGACTACCTACAGCACCTAAGTTGACGATTGATGATAAATATAGATTGTTACTTAAGGCTACAGCTCCGGTAGGTTCAGCAATTACAAATACTACATCTACACCTCTTAAATTCTTAATTAACTCTATAGACCCGGCTAACAAGAGATTCATTTTAAAAGTTAATTCTCAGTTAGACGCAGGTTCAGAGTTCACGATTGCAGATGTAACGAGAACAGAGGTTAAACTTGCTCCAGCTCCAGTAGGGGTAAGCGCAATAAGTAACGGACTAAAACTAGAGGGAGATCCACAGACAGATGAAAAAGTCCTTATAAGTAACCCCGATAGAGTATTCGCATTTTCAGATCCAGTTAGAGCAGAGTTTGAAAAATTAGGAGGAAATGCAGCACCAGTAGATGGAGAGAGAAGTGCAAAAGTACAGAGAGCTATTCTAGATTTATTGGAGTATGATGAAGGGTATAGAATTGACTTTGTATGGGATGCTGGAGAAGGTGAAGTTGGTCTACAGTCAGTAATGAACTCAGTAGCAGCAGAACTTAAAGCACTTGCACTACACTCAGTTAAAACTACAAACCATTCAACAGTAGATGCTATAGTAAATGAGTACAAGCAATCTAATTCATTCAACTCTTATAAACTAGCTCCATACATGAAATACAACTTTGGGATTAAGACACTAGAGCTTTCTCCTTGTATTGAGTACGTTGAAGCTATTGTGAGAAATAAGTCAGCTAATTCAGAGTTTGCACCGGTATTTGGAATCGTTAATGGTCAAGTATCTGTAGGTGAATTAGTAGCTCAATTTAAGAAGACTGATAGAGAGAAATTCTTAGCAGGACAAATAAACACCATCAAGTTCGATAAGTTTAGAGGTATATCTTCAATTAATGACTGTAGAACTGGAGAAGGTGGTCAGAGTTTGTTTAATGAAGAATGGATTGTAAGAATGGCTAATAGAATAGGTTGGGATTTAGACTTCCTTCTTGAGCAATTCTTAGGTAGATACGATGTTGAGAGTACAGCTTTTGACGTTAAGGCTACCATCGATTACTACATGAAAACTACTATTATGAATCAGACTTATGCACCTGAGAAATATGACGTTATAGTGGATAAATCTAATAATGTTTGGGGTGATGGTGAATTAATGGTAGAAGTAAATATATATGTTGGTAGAGCGCTTAGAAAGATTACGGTTGTATCTAAGATGCTTCCATTATCGACTCTAACAGCGAACTAACATGTTGCTTTCATAATTGTTGTGATTTTTTATTAAGTTCGTGTCGTAGGGGGATTTTGAATAGATCTCCCTCGGCCAACCCATAAATGAATGAAATATGAGTGAGACGATTAATAACGACTTTGTAAATAGAGCCCATGAAATGACAGGGAGGTTCTTTAAGATAATGTACAAGAGCTTTCCTTTTTATATGAAACTTTACGGGACTCTTTGCACAGTAGAACGCTTACTTAGAAATAAAGATAATAAAGACAGAATAAAGCTTCCTTCTAGAGACCAAATGATAAACCAGACTTACGGAAAGGTAGCTACACATGATGATTTAGATAGAGACTCTGAATGGCAAACTTTTACAGAAACTTTTATCATAAATAAGTCACACGCTCAGAAATACTACAATAACCAGAGTGATGAGGTGATGATTTACTTTAACCAAAATATACTTGACTTAGGAGATAAAGTGAGTTTTAATAGATTCGGAAAGACTTACTCCTTTATAGTGAATGATGTTACAGCTTATGAGGACGTTATTTTTGAGTATAGATTAATCGGAATAAAGGATCACGTCTCTAGTATGAATGAGCAAGAGATTAAAAAAGAAGATAAACTTGAACTACCGACAAATGAACAAGGTACAGACACACCAACGGTTAAGGTAGTTAGAGGCTTTAAAAATAGAAAATAATTATGTCGTTACTTAGTGATTTACAATTAGGCAAGGGGTATAGTGGAGCAAAAGATACTATAACCAAAATACTCTCACCTCTTAGACACCTTAGTGGAACTGTTGGAGATATAGGGAGAGCTGCACAAGCCTTAAAGATGTTGCCTAACCAGATAAGAACTAAATCAGACATGGTTCAAGTTAAGGCTACTCTTAGGGCTCTGAATCAAGTGTTAAAGAATAGTAAGATATCAGACTTTTTAAATAAACTTGAGAATGCAGTAGGTAACTCTATAGTGGGAGTCTTTAACCCTTACATCGACACTAGAACTAAGGTACATGTTGAGTATGACAAAGATAAAGTAGTTCAAATAGTCAATGGGATTAGAGCTACAAGAGACGCTAGAGTTGCTGCTGAGGTTCAAAATATGTTAATCTCAGGTGCAGCCTTTAAAGATGTAGTAAAAATATTAGATAGGGTAAGGGAGAATGATCCTAAATGGGGACTGGGGAATATATTATCACTACTACCTCAGAATTTATTAGCTCAGTTTGCTCCTAAGTTTCTCAGTGCGTATAAGACTGCCGATGAGTTTTTAGGGATATCGAAAGGAATACAGAATTTAGTAGAAGGAAAATCTTGGAATGGTGGACCTAAAATGCCTAAGAAGAAACCATCAGCGGGGATAGCTAACAGTACGACTTGGAACTCAGCTACTAATGTTGACAAATATAAGAGTATGTTAGAACAAGCTGGAATTGATGCTTCTAATTTAAAGACAGACTTCGATACCCCCGTTCCAGTAGACGTTGTAGGATATGACCCAGACACAAACACATTTAAGAATCCATTTACTGATGACGGAGATGTGGCGTATAGCGTAAATGATAGCAACAAGAAAGTACTAGACGCTACTATAAAAGAAATCAATCCAGCTCCATTTGAAGGTTATTTTAGATCGAGATTAGGGAGATTGGAATTAGCATCGACTCACCTTTGGGATGTACAGATAAAACCGATGGGAACAGGAGTGCCAGTATTAGAGATGAGGGATATAGATGTTCTTCCGATTACAAACTGGTCACTAGATGCAGGACAGACTTTATCAGATTCAATGGAGATGTTTGGGGGAAGTTCAATTACAATCCCTACAACCAAGAAAATAGATATGAGATTTGAGGCGACATTTGTAGAGGATTCAACTTATTCAGTAAAGGCGTGGCTCTCAAAGTATAAAAAGTTCATGTTCTATAAAAACCGAGTGAGACCTTATAAAGAGTGCTGCTCAATAATAGGGATATGGCTTCTTGATGTAGACTTAAAAGAGTTATACTATCAAGCTTACATAGGATACCCAATAGATATGACTGAAGGTTTAGAAGGGGAATCATCACACTCTCCTATCAACAAAACTGTAACCTTCTCTATAGTGGGTCAATTAAGTTCTGATGAGTTCTATGAGCAGATTCAGCGTAAAGGACACGGAAGACATTGGGATAAAGACAAACTTAATACAAGATATATAACTAATTTCAATAAAGACAAAGTAGTATCCATATTAAAAGAGTCTGATCAATCTAAAGCATATACGAGACGATTTAGAAAGGAGACTAGAGATAAAGATGGTAATCCACAGACTCCAGACAAATCGAAACCAAGTCCAGTAGGTAAGAGTAAGAAAGCAGCTAAGCCTACGGATAAGAACGCTAAAGCTAAGAAACCAACTAAGAAGGGAACAGTAAGTAAACCTAAAAAGAAAAAGTAAAGTAGATGAGTACAATACAAATTAATTCAGTAGGTATAACTCCACCACAACAGCCAGAATTAGGAGTAGTTATAGGAGTTGTAGTTCCGTCTTCATCAGGCAGAGATTACCCTACAATTTACTTTGATTACGATACTTTCAAGAGGGAGTTTGATGATGGAGTAACGAGCTTGGCTAAGTATAAGTTTCTGTTTGAGAAGGGGTATCAAGTGGCAGCAGTGAGGGTAAATAAAGATGAGCCTAATTTTGCCACCTTAAGAATATCAGACCCAGTTTATACAGACTTAATAGCTACTCACCCTCAATACTTAGATTCAATGCCTGTAGATCGAACTTTAAATAAGGATAAGGAGTTAGAGGAGGTTGAGATAAGAGACTTTACTAATGTGTTCAGGCTTAATTATGGAGATTTAACTAAACTAAACGCAGCTAAGGACTATATACTCATACCTTCAGGACTTAACCCAGAGACCGCTTCAATAACCTTACTTACTTTTGAAGATGGAGTACATGGGATTACAGGATCAGAAGCTTTTGGACCGAATGTAGTTAGAACAGCTGTAAATATTCAAAATAAAACCACAGCTCAAATTAGAGAAGGAATTAAGAATGTTATTGAAGCCTACACCCAGTATAAAGTAATGCCGGGACAAGAAGAGGAGGACTTCGATATGTTCTACCAGTTTACCTTTTCAGATGAGATAGAACAGTGGAACTTAACTCCAGGAACTATTGAGATTGATATAGACTACAATGATAAGCTGGATGTTATAGCTAGTTATGCTTCTCCTTACAAAATAATGGACTTTGCATCTACTATACCAGGAATCTTTGGAAACATGCTTAACATTCAGATTCAAGGATTTAATTGTAAGGTATATTATGATGATGAGCTTTTAGAGGATTATAACTTTTCATCAACAGAAGACTTATTTTTACAGTTGAAAGAAGACTCACCTTACATCTTACCAGTTCTTCATGATAGAGACAAAACTTTACCAGACGGAACTTACTTCTTTGATGGAGGGTTTATTGAAGCAGAGAAAACTACAGATGACTATTTAAGAGCTATAGAGTTATTTGGAGATGAGGATATAGATGTGGATTTCTTAAGTTATGATGAGTTCTTTGACCCGGAGCTTAGGATACTATCAATGCTTCATCAAGTCTCTGTGGAAAATCAATTCTTAGTACTCTTAAATAGGGATATAGCAAGAACATATTCAAATACAACAAACATCTTTTATACCTTAGGAACCTTTATACAGAATGGGGTAGAGCTTCCAACAAGTTACGCTTTCTTTGATAGATTAACAACGGACTATGCTGGGATAATAAAAGATAAGATATACATAAACAAACAATATACAGAAGAAGAATATAAGAAGTTTGAAGAGATAGGGCTTAACCACATTAAATACGACGGTTATAACTACTACATTTCCTATTACTACAGCACAATAAACGAAAATCCTGCTTATAAATTTAGTATGAATAGGGTACAGAGAAAGTTTAGAAGGCTCAATCAGTTTTTAGGAACCAAGAAATCAGAACTTCATAGGTATATTCAGAAACTAACAACAGATTTAAGAGACGAGATTTACTTAATAGATGACATAGTGCTTACCCGATTTAACTATGATGATAAGATGGGTGCAGCAGAGATTCAACTAGAAGTAACTTTAAGTCAGATGATTAACGAGGTCTTACTCTTGAATGTAGTAATTAATAGAAACTAAAAGAATAACAAAATAACGAGATGGCATTAGATTTTTTAAAGTATCAGAAAATTGCAGAGAACGGGAGAGAATTCCTTAGAACAGATATTTGGGAGTTTTCTTTTGTTGATAGACCTACCGGGGTTTACATGCCGCCAGATGAGAACCTTTTGATTAGATGTACTGACTTCAATGTGTCAATAGATAACTCAATAGATAGAATGGAAGCTCAAATTAGAGGGTTCACTATCTACCAGCCAGTTACTTCTAATAAGGCAGATGGTTCGTTTTCCATGAGATTTATAGATAGAGAAGATATGTCAATTCAGTATATGTTTAACGACTGGGCTGACAAGATCATGGAGAAAGAAACTAAGAAGACTGGAAGAAAACTAGATTTAACTTGTACGGTAATGCTTAAACAGTATAACACTCACAGACAAGTTATCAAGACTCTAGTATTCTATAACGCCTTCCCGACAACTGCTTCAGAAATGGGAGAATCTAGTTTTGGACAGGATGCAACAACAAACGGTGGAGAGTATGACATAGAATTCCAGTTCGAGTACTATGAAAGACAAAGAAATAGTGTTCCAATTACAGACGGGACAGCTTCATAAAAACAATTAAAGTTAAACAATTAGGGTACTCGATTAGGCATAAAAACTTAGTTGAGTACCTTTTCTTTTTCAAATCACAACAAATCATGTATATAAGCAATCAAGAACTACCCAGCAAAGGATTATTTTCAAGGGAAGGTGGAACAAATATAGAAATTAAACCACTAACCTTCAAACAGCTGCTGGATTATATAGAAAATGTGGAGATAAACCCAATAGCTAAACTCAGAAAAGACCTTAATCTATTAGCCAGTACAGGAGTAGATTTGTATAAGGTGAGTTTGCTAGATATGGACTACCTAATCTTCATGCTAAAATCAATAACGATCTCAGATGACATAAAGTTTAATTCAAGTACTAAGTGTTATAGCTGTGATCAAATAACTCAATTCTCATTTAACTTATCTCAGATTCACTTTAAGGATTTTGATAGTGAGGAGAATAGGATCCCAAGTAAAATAAACATAGGGGGAGAGATGAGAAAAATTAGAGTTCCTTCGATAGGTGAATTTTTGTCAGTGTTAGATACGATATATAAATTCAACCCAGAGATAAAACTCGCACAAATTAAATTATACAGCCTCTTTGATGAATGGTTTGCAAATCCTACTGGTGTTCAGAACATGGTGGATAATGCAAGTAGAGAGAGTGCTGCTAACTTAATATATTTGGATGATAAGTGTTTTGGTAGAATAGAACCGGTAGAGTGTAAGTGTGTAAATTGTGGTCAAGTACAGTTAACGAATATAGATGTACTAACCATAACTGAAAACTTCTTTACCGACTTTCTCAGGCACTTCCGACCTAATGAATCTCAAGTACTTTTTGAATAAGATAGCCAGGTACGATAACATAGAGGATTACCTTTATTCTACTTGTGTTAAATTTTACGAGGACTATAAGAAGAGATTAAAAGAATCGGATGGGGTGGATTTAAGTTACCCTCAATTCAAGATAAATATGTAAAATAAACTATGCTAAAAGGATTATTTGGAAAAGGAGCTCTTAAGGGATTTGGAAACTGGATTAAGAGCGCTCTCCCTAACGTTATTAAAGATACGCTCATAGAAAGGGCTTTAGGTTCTCTCTTTGGTGGTGGAGGTGACTCAGGAGGGGGTGGCGGAGCAGAGATGCAAGCTACGATACAAGCAGGACCAGCCCAAGACCCTTCAGTTATGCGAAAAAGGTTAAGAGAAGTAAATGCTCAATACCTAAATGTAAAGTCAGAGAGGGATAGAGAACTTAGAAAGCTAAACCTCGTTGAGACTAAGATAATGGCTAACAAACACACTAATGAGCCTTTTCCGAGTGACAGTGATAGTTCTAATAGTGATAGTAATGTAGCTGAAATAGACGTAAATCATGTAAACCCGCCTTCAAGCTCTGGGAGTAAAACAGGTTATGAAGATCAACTAAATGATGTAACTAACTTAAGTAATGCGGTAGGGGAATTAAATGCGGCTAAGAATCAACAAAAAGCCTATAGCGACCCTGATGTAAATGGAGCTAGGATAAGTAAGCTAGAATCTAAAGTTGATAAGTTAGACCAAGAATACAGATCAAAATACTTACTTAATAGAGGAGATAAACTTAAAAGTGCTGCTGCTGATATGATACCTGGAGTTAAACTTGGGTATAATGATGAAGCTACAGTCAGAGGGTTTAAAGTAATGAACAAAGAACTCGAACTCCTAAGAATCAAACAAGCCGAGACCATAGTAAACATGCAGGCTGCTCTTCAAAATCAAGGGTATGCTGGCGGTGCTGGAGGTCGAGGAGGTTCTGGAGGAGGTGGAGGCGGAGGTGGCTTCTTATCTGGTATCATGGGTTCTATAGTGTCAGGTCTAATGATGGAAGGAGCTATGACTCTAGGGGGAAAACTCTTGGAGAAAGCTGGTGTAACTGGATGGGCTAAGAATCAATGGACAAAACTTAAGAATGCTACAGGCCTCAATAAACTTATAGGTAAAGGAACTAAAGAAGCTGCTGAAGAATTAGGAGAAGAAGGAGCTAAGGCAGTTGCTAAAGGTACAGCTAAGGGTATGACTTCTGCTGCAGCTAAAGGTACCGCTGAGGCTGTGGAACAATCCGTAAAACAAGCCGCTAAAGGAGTAGGGAGAACAGGAGCAAGAGAGGCAGCAGAGAGAGCTATTCAAAGTGGAGTTAAGACAGCTGTAGGAAGAAAGGTAGCAGGGAGAGTTACTAAAGAGGTTGCAGAAGAAGCCGTTGAGATTGCAGGTAAGAAAGTAGCTCAAGCGGGACTAAGATCAGCTGGTACTAAGATTATAGGAAAGATTGGTCAAAAGTTAGGTCTTGGAGTACTAGGTAGAATTGCTAAGAAGATTGCAGTAAAGGCTGGACAAAAGTTAGCAGTAATGGCAACAGGTCCAGTAGGTTTAGCGATTAATGTAGGTATGCTTGCTTATGATTTATGGTCTATCGGTTCTGGGATTATTGATATTGAGATGATTATAGCCAGGTTCAAAGGTAATAAAATGGACAAGAGGTTATGGGCATCGCTAGTTAATAAAAATCTTACCCCTGAATTAGTTAAAGAAAAAGAGTGGGGACCTGATGAACTTACTTTGATTAGAGAGCTTCCAGATGTTATAAAAGAAGTCGATAAGAAAGAAGGGTATATGTTTATTATGTATATTGGGGTAGATGAGATTAAAGAGCTTACCAAACCAATAGACATGACAGCCCTTGATGAGATAGACGACCAAATTAAAGCACATGAAGGAGGTGGAGATACGAGAGGGTTCTTTACTAAGGTTGCTGATTTTGGAGTTAGATTATTTGCACCAGGAGAAATTACAGAGTCTCAACAGATAATGAATCATAAGAAGGCTCAAGCTCAGGGATTTAGTTCTACTTACTCTTCTGGATATAACCCTAACGCTCAGCCACAGGGAGGATATTATGATGGTTCTTTTGGAGGATTTAGTAATATGTCAGGTAATTTATTGTTTCCGGGAGCTGGTGGGAGTTATTCTTCTATACCTATTTCAAACGGAGATGGATACCAAGCAAATAGAAATACAATATTAGCAGCATCTCAAGCAGTAGGAGTTGACCCGGGATTAATGATGAGATTGGCAGCTTCAGAATCAGGATTTAAGCCATCAGTAAAACACGCCAAGGCTACAGCTGCAGGTTTATTCCAGTTCATTGATGCTACCTGGAGAGCTCAGCTTAAGAAATACGGACCTAAATTCGGAATACCACCTAATGCTCACCAATCAGATGCCAGAGCTAATGCCTTAATTGGTGCTCAGTTCGTAAAGGATAACCTAGAGAGAAGAAGTGCTAGAGAGGGATTACCGCCTTCACCTGCAATGGCTTACTTAGACCACTGGTTAGGAGAGGCTGGAGCTAATAGATTCTTCTCTAAACTTAAGACTTCACCGGGAGAGATTGTAACTAATGGAGCTCTTGTTGGAAATGAATTCACCTTAAACCAAGCACTAGCAAGAGAAGGAGGTAAAGGTAGAATTTTGTCTGTGGCTGAAACTTACCAAAACTTAGATAGAATATTAGATAAGAAAGGTAGAGATTTTGGAGTAGTAGAACCTCTTGGTGGGGGTGGTGGATTTGCTGGAATAGCTGGCATACCTAGTCCTACTAACTTTATTCAGACGGCTCTTAATTCAGCGGGGCAACAATCACAACCTTCAATGGACAAGAGTGCGCATAAAGGATTCATAGCTAAGGCAGTTCAAGATATCGCTAATGTAGGAAACTTGGCGGCACAAAGAGCAGCTTCTGGAGGTAAATCTAAAGGAGTATCACCAAGCTTAACGGGAGGAAACACTATTGTATCTAATAATACCACCCACGTTGAGAAGAGAACAGAAATCAATAACGTCATAAAACCAAAAGATAAAAATAGTCAGGGAGTACAAAAAGGTCAGAGAGCTAATAGAACAGCTACGGCCTAAAAACTAACCAAATGCAAAAACTTTTTATAATTACCCTCATTTCTATGTCAAGTATTTTAAATAAACTAGCCGAGTCTGATGCTTCAATTAAGAGAATGCAACAGGCAGCCCTTTCAAATGAACCAGTAGAGTCAGTTGATTGGGGGAGGGTTCAAGCAGAGGGGGATCAAGAGTTAGCTGATGCAGAATATAAAGCAACTAACCCTGAGGACTCTTTTAATGCACCTATTGACGCTCATAAAACTTTCTGGGGACAAATGAGAGTTACTAGAGCGAAGATAGCTGCAATGTACATAGAATGGGATACAACAAATAAAGGGGCGTGGAAGAAATTGAAGTCGTTATATAAGATGTATGACAAAGCTACTTCAGTTAAATCCTCAGACCCCTTCCTACTAAAAATTGTCAAGTACTTATACGCTATTCCAATTGTAGGGACTGAGATTCTTATGTTTGGAGCAGAGAAACTTTGGGATATGGCTAAGACTGGAGTTACTGAAGGTTTTGGTCTACTTAAAGGAGCGTATGAGGAACTTTCAGGATTCATCGGTACAGCTAAGACAGTCCATGAAGTTAGAGAAAAGAAAGCATTAGTAGGAGAAGCGATGAGCGATTTGGAGAAGCTAGAAGTTCCTAAAGTTCCAGATCCAATAGTACCAGGTGAGTTAGGATTAGCTAAGCAGGTTAAAGTAGAGCAGAAAGCAGACCCAGAAGCTGAAGCGTTAGATAAGAGATTTAAAGAACTAGAAAGAGAGAAAGGATTAAACGATAAGAGTAAAAAGCAGTATAGAACGGTTCAGGAGCAGAAACTAGCAGAAGAGACGGATGAGAATTACGAGACGATCTATAGAAACCTCATGAAAGTTAGAAATGCTGATTGGAAGAAGAGTATCTCAAGTATAGGAGCAGATGAAGCTAGATATTCCGATGTAGAAACTTTAAAGAATCTTCCAGGTGTAGTACAGGATTTACCTAAGGAAGATGCTATCAAGATATTAAAGAAGTATCCTAGCATGTTCTATAGTACCTTCAACACTAACTACAACCTAATGGACAAGAACATGAAGGTGACCGTTAAGAAGTTAGATGAATGGAAGGAGAGAGATTTGAAAGATCCTATTTTAAGAGCAGCTATGAGACAAACAAGTAGGCATGAGATACTTTCTAAGATGGACTTTGGGGTACAACCTACACTAAACCCTATGCAAGCTCAGATGGGTATAGACAATGTTCAGTTTTCTCAAGGTGCTGCTGTAGATACGAATTCACCTCAATTTAAGGGTAGTATAATAGGCGGAGCAAGAATAGATGGATTAAAACCGGACTTACTTAATTTCCACCAAGAGTTATTATCCTATGTACCTGAGGCTAAGATTACTTCTGCTTATAGACCGGGTTCAATTACTAAAGGAGGAAAGCTATCTAGACACGGATCAGGAGAAGCGATAGACTACGGAGTTAATTCAAATTCTACATCAGGAGTTAAGGAGTTTTTATATTCATCACAAGGACAGTCACTACTTAGAAAATACGGACTAAACTTTATTGATGAGACTATCCCTGCCGTTAATGCTGCTACAGTAAAAAGTGCATCAGGAGCATATCACGTAGGTAAGGATAGTTCAGCTGCAAATAACCGATTAAACTACATAAACCTTGACCCTAGATTCGGACCTAAGAAACCTGTAGCTATATCTAGATCTTATGCACCACGGTCTTATAATCCAATGCCACCTATGCCAAATCAGTATATGCCTATTAACACCGTGACTCAAACCAATTCATTCAAAACACAAACAAGTTATAGATAGATATGGGAAATGTATATAATCCAGGAAAGCGAGTAAATAGCCGAGTTGGTGAAAGGACTCTAGTTAAAGGTAAAGTTACTTGGTTCTGGGACTCTCTTATGAATCAAGACCATGTTACAGTAAGAATAGCCAAGCACCAAGATGTAATGGGAAATAAGCCTAACCCACTATTAACTCATACAGGAAAAGGTAGTGGAGGAATAGAGCTTCTTAGAGGATTCTTAACTAGGGATATTACTTTCTCAGCTACTAACGAATGGGGAGAGGCTAAAGATAGTGTTAAGGATACTGTAGCTTCTCAAACCGGAATCGATACTGGAGCTATAGGTAATGATAATGGTTGGGCAGAGTCAGCTGTTAGAGGTCTTGGAGGATTAGCTAAGAGTTTCTTCGAGATGGTAGGTATGGATAAGACTGCTGAAAATATAGACAACTCAATGCGAGAGGAATTAAAAGCCCTTAGTTATAAGTTAGTTAATTATGCAGAAGCAGCTAAGACTTATCAAGGTACCTCAGTTAATTTCCCTAATACACTCTCAGTTCTTTTAATAGCAGATAAGTATGGTAAAGATCCTAGAGCAGCTATTCATAATGTTCTCGGCGATTTCTTAGGTGTACCAGTAGCGAGTTTAACGAAAGAGGTAGAGAATACTGCGGTTAAACAATTAGCTGCGGATGGAAGTCTAAAAGCTGATGCAAGTTGGCCACAAGGAGCTAAAGATTATTGGGATATTAAGATGGAAGAGAGGCAATTGAGAAATAGTCTAGAGCAAGCTAAGAATAACCTAAAGTACCTAGAAGATCCAACTAATATCCAATTCCAAAGAACACAAGCAGTTAATGGAGGTGACCCAGACCAAGATAATACTCAAGCTATCGCCAATGCTAAAAGATCCATTGAAGACTACACTAAAAAATTAAACGAAAACCTAAAGAAACAGAAAGGATTAAAAGTTAGCGCAGGGGATTTAAAGGTTGTAGAGGCAAAGCTGAATGTAAGTATTAAAGGAGAAAAGACTGGAGATAATGTTACAACTGATGGAGTAGCGAATTCAATAGCAGGTAAGGTTTTAGATTTAATAGGAACAACTAAGAACTTACTAACACAAGGGAACTGGGAATTTATGGGTCCTCCGGGTGGTTACTTATATGACCCTGAGGCTACTAGAAATAATAAATCACATCCAGGAACTATATCTCTTTTCATTTCTAATCACATGGTTGTACATAACTTGCTGGTTTCGAATGTAGATATAGATGTTTCTCAATTTGTTACAGTAGAAGGTTATCCTCTTTGGGTTAGAGCTGATATATCCTTTGTTCCAGCTGCCTTATTTACTTCAAGAGATATAGCAAGATCATTAGGAGGTAGTGGTAGAATCTATGGACTATGGGATGAGTCTCTAGCTAATGCCGATGCGTCTAATAAAGGTGGAACTAAACAGTACACATCAAATTTTAAAGCGATTAGATATTGGGAAGTTGAATCTAAAGTAAGGAGAGATGGGCATAATGAGAAAGACGAGAATCAGAGGTTTGCTAATCTAGGTTTCGATCCTGAGGGTAAAAGAAAGGGAGTATTCACAGATTGGTCAAAGAAGAAAAACCCAGATAACCAGAATTACAGAGTCGTGATAGTTAATGAGGAGAAGGAGAGAGTTAATAAGGAAATATCTAAAGCTGAGACTAAACTAAAGAACGATTCAAAAGGTTATAATATAGATTCAAGTCAAAACTCAGCAACATTTAGAGCAGCACTAGATAGAAGTTCAGATGTGGCTAAAAATGCTATGGAGGCTATTAACAGTGCACAGCGTTCTAATCCAGGTTTCAAGAGTCTAAATCAAAATCAAATGAAAGGGTTTATGGATAAGTTTGAATTAAAGAGAACCGCACTAGAGGCTCCTTTGTATAACTTCTTAGGTCAAAAACAAAACTAAACATATGGCAGATGAGAATAAAGATAAGGTAGAGTTCACTGCTGTAGACGTAAGCACTCCCTATGATGAAGAAATTAGAATGAAGTACTTAGAGGCTCAACTTGCAGATGCTACAAATAATGACACCAGGTTAGTTGAGCTACAATTAGAGATTACCGCTTTAAAACACTACAGAGACATTTACATAGAACTCTACAACGACAAACTAAAGAAATAATAAGATATGTATGTACCAGACGTCAACTCCTCAGGATTACTAACAAAAAGAGTCGGGGATTATATAGAGAATGATTTTGATGTATTTAACTCTAAGCTTCTAAAATTCATTCCTTTCCTGCCTTCTATGGGGACTTATCAGATAACAAAATACCCTTATAGATTAGACCTTATTTCCGATGAGATTTATGGTAGTCAGGATTATGGAGAGGCTTTACTATTATACAACAACAAATCAGTTAGAGACTTACACTTAGGGAGCTTTGTTAATATATTCAACCGGGACTCTTACGACAGACTTACACTCAACTTAAATAATATCTAATGGTATCACACACACGCTATCAAATTAGACTAGATGAATTTTCAGAAGACCCTACAATGGAGTTTCGACTTATGGAGATTTCTGAAGTTATGGGAGGAGAATTACCACAAGGAATGATTACTATGCTTACCTCTTCTAAATCTCAATCTTCAAAATACTTAGGGAAAACTTTAGAGATGACAATTCAAACTCCATCTTATAGGGGTAACTTCAAGGTCTTTATAACAAACGTACAACAGAACTCTACTATGGCTTTGTTTACTTTTCTTATTACTGACCCTTACTTTACAAATGAGATACAGTCTAGGTTGTTAGCGAATGATATGAATACTGCAATTAAGAGGTTATATCCAGGTAAGGTAACTAAGAAAGTAGAGTCTTCAATTAACCAGATGGAGCTTAGACAGACTAGGGAGACAGATTACAATTGTTTAAAGAGACTTATGTTAGGGTATGGAAAAGATGTGTTATATGGTTTCTCTATGGATGGGATGGTTATAACTACATTTTCAGCTGAACCCGCTAGCTACCCTCACTATAAGCCTTTTACGATTGATTTAGGGGTTAATGATTTGAATGAAAATAAAATAAAGTATGAACAGTTTGACCCTCCAAGAACCTCCAAGAAAGCATTTAGGTATTTTAGGGTTGTTGCGTATGATAAATCTATAAGTTACACAGCTAAGGACGGTTCGCCATTTGAAGAAAACATATCCGCTAATTATAAGAGTAGAATGGAACCGAAATTATCACTTAAAAGAACATATGAAAACATCCCTCCTTATAAACTTGGAGATAAAATAAACCTAGCAGATCCAGAATCAAACCCTACTAATGCCACTGAATTTTTTGTTACTTCTAGAGGTTTTACGTTTGATTCTAAGGGAGCTTTTACTACAATGGTGCTTAGCAAATACGACTAATGATGGGAAATTTAATATATTTAGGACGAGTAAGAGAATTGGTTAACAATAAAGACTATAAGAAAGATGAGTGGGTTGTTAAAGTAGATATACCTGAAATTAATGAGAACCTACTAGCCTTTCCTCTATACCATACCGATGCACCAGTTGTAGATGATGAGGTTGTACTTTTTAATATGAACCCTAATCTAGATAACGTATTCCTCTACCTACCACTGAAGAAGTTTAACGGGGAGAATCCTTTTAACGGCTTTAGATCTAATGGGACAAAAGTAGAGATTCACCCAGATGGAAAAGTATCAATAAGCAACGAGAAAGATAGTTTGTATGATGTTATAAAGTCTCTAATCCAAGCAGTAGTATCCCTTAAGACAGTAGGAGGAGAAGTGATTGATATTAGAACTAGGGTACTTTTAAATAATGCAGCAAGTAAATTAGAACGATTAATGAGAGAACGATAATGAGAACACCTAGAGTGGAAATCTCTTTGTTCTTCCTTTAAATTTAAACTATATGCGAACACCTTTTTTAGAATACGAAATACCTGATGTTGTTATAAAGCAATTCTCTAAGCCAGATATTAAAGACTTTATAGCAATACCAACGACTGAGGATGTTACAAGGATGGCTACTCAAATTGTTACGGATGTTATGCAAAAGTCTGCTCAAAGTATAGGATCAGTTTCTCCAGCTTCACAAGGATTCTTCTCACGTCAAAGGTCTTCTGTAATGAAAATGATTAAAGACTATAAGAACCAAATACAGGAGGCTAAGAGGAAGTACCAGACAGAGATGAAACAGACTGTAGCGTATATGAGAGATGCTGCTATTGTGCTTAACTACTACAAACAAATAAAAAATGCAGCTAGAGATGGAGTACAACTTGGAGACATCTTTTCACTGGTACCTTCAGTTGATGCAGAGAAGAGAGACCTTAGTGCGGCTTTAGAGGATGAAATAGGAAGTTACACTACAGATATGCAAAACGTTATGACTTCTACTTTCTCTAAGCAAATGCACAACGGGATACCTATGAAAGACCCTTATAATAAACTTCTAGAGGCTGCTGAGAATAGTTTTATAGCTGAGAATTATACATCTACTCGAAATCCACCTATGGGACACCCTGATCATAATAAACCTTACTTAGATAACAACGATATAATTAAGTATAGTGACATGAAAAGGAATCTAGTAGCTCAGGTTAGAAGATTAGAGTATGTAGAGGATGGAGTAAGAATGGCTACAAGAGATTTTACCTTAGGGAGAGAGGTTCTAGGTAAGCTTAAGGAGATAATGGATACAGCAGGTTTTAATACTTTCAATCCAACTACTTATGCTAAACTTACTGCTGGTGGAGAAATCTATAAACCACTCTGGGATAAGTACGATTGGTTAGAAGCTACAAAGAAACTAGGGGATTTAGAGGCAGACAATACTCCAGACGACCTTCAATACCAAGAGATGAGACAGCTGAGGACTAAGATTAACCTATATATTCAAACTTACACCTCAGCAGATAAACCAGAAGATGCAGGACTTAGAGATCAGGCAGAAGCTATTGGTGAAGCTATTAATGAAATGGGACCGAATATAGAGAAAAGAACTAAACTAGGAGAGGTTGCGGCTTATGTTAGAACAGCTACAGACTTGTCCGCTTCAGTTGGTACTCTATTAAAAGCAGATTCACCATATAAAGAACACTTAGGAAACGTAAAAGGATACTTAAATACAGCAGCTAGAGGACTTGAAATAGCTAAGAACTTTGAAGGGAATGTAAACAAGATAAAAGAGGGAGTTAATGCCAGACTAAAGAACCCACTGATACTCTTAAATGATATGGTAAAACTAACTATGGAGATTGATAAAAGTATAGATGAGGATTTAGAGATTGAGATGGAGTATGTTCCTGGGATTACTGATAAGCTCTTCAATCAATTTAACGACTGGTTTGCTAAGAAGATGGATCAGTTAAAAGAATGGTTAGTTAATAAAATCACGTCCCTAACAAATGCAGTAAAAGAGAAAATGGAGACAGCCTACCAAGCAATTCAAACCAGAGTAAAAGTAACAGCTATGTCTGCGATTCCTGGTACAGCCTTTGGTGGAGCTCAGATGTCACAAGCCTTAAACACTTAGAACAACTTATGAAATATTTACAATCAGACGGCTCATTTGCACCAAGTAAGCTCAGTTATATTAGAGATGCAATGGAGGCAGAGCTTAAAATTAACAGCTGGTCAGTCCCTCTAGATAATGACTTTGGATTTAACAAGATAGTAGACGGGTTAGACCTTTCTTCATCTAGGGAGTTTATTGGTCAGAGGATTATTAGGTTTATCGATATCTTCAATGAGCGTAATGGCTGTAACCTAAGTGTAGATGGGATAGATATGACTGAGAGTACAATAACAGTAACCTTAACCAACGGAGATAATATAGAGACACATGAGATCGATCGATGAATATAAAGCAAGTATAGGGAAGTTAGCATCAGATTTACAAATACAGGGAGACCACGTTACGATCCTTACTAATATGATAGCTTATGCCCTTTACACAAACGAACTAAACTTACTTAGATACACAAAAGAACAATCGCTTACAAACTCTAACTTCCTCTCCTCTAAGATACAACACGCAATGGATAGAATGTACTCAGTTTATAGAGGGAAGAATCCAGTTGTTGAGGTTAAATTCTATGCCACTAAAGCTAAAAATTACGAGATAGGAGATACTGTATATGAGAGTGGAGATTACTACCTATATGCAGCTGAAGATAAAGAGATTATAGAGGACCTAAATAACTTGACAACTCTTAAGGTGATGGTAGCTGGAGGTAGAAAGAAAGTAGAGGAGTTTTCAGGAGAGACTGGTTTTTATATTGAATTAGGACAGACAGGTTTATCGGAAGACATTAGAGTTAGAAGGGTAGATGCATTAGCGAGTACTTATTATGATACAACTAGAGTCTTTAAGAACCACATAGACAGAAAGGACTCCAATATACTCTTTACACTTACTACTCAAGATTATGGAGTTAGGATTTATAAGAGAGATCAGTTTAAGTCAGCAGAGAAATATGAAGTAGAATCTTATCCTTTCTTTGACGATTTTAAACTCCTTGAATCAACCATCCTTAACACATCAGCTTCAATTCAGATTAACGGTATGAGGTTTGAGTCTTGTAGATTAGTTGAACCTATTATACCTAAAGAAATTGCCAGAGATATAGAGTACAATGCAAAAGCTCAAATATTCTCTAATGGGGTAATGAAGAGTAATACCGATATAGTAGACTTATTTAGAGCGACACTAGTAACTTCAGTAGCAGACGCCTCACATACTTGGAATGCAGCAAACAATAGACTCCACATTTATTACGTATTATCTGAAGGTGTAGGAGAGGTTTCTGGAGTGGAGATGGATAACTTTAAGACTGAGATAGATAGGAGTTATTACTTAGGAGAGATACCTTCAGCTTCACCTGCTATTGAACTTGTTGTGCCTATACTAATTGACGTTAAGACTTATCTTTCAGTTGAGCATATTACAAAAGAATCAATTAGAGAAGTACTTAAGACCTATGAGAGAAAGATTGTAAAGGGAGTAAGACAAGATGATATACACTCTGCTCTTTCTAAACTTGAGGGTGTAAAATATGTAACCTTAACAATAGACCCTGCAATTAGAGGACAGATGGAACAGTTGAATGATCTTACTTCTAATGCTGTACCTAAGTTTGTAAGATTTAACCCTAATATTAACGTAGAACAAGATGCTTTTACCACTAGATAATGAACTGTTAAACTATAAGCTCTACCAAGATTTTTTGAAGTTATATGGAGGGTTTACTAAAGAAGGGGAGTCACTATTATTATCCCTAAGTAAGCTACCAATAGATAAGAGCTTTGAGGTTCCTGCTGTACAAAAGTTAATGGAGTGTCTAGATCTTTTAGGAGAATATGACAAACCAACAACTAACTACATACTGGCAGACTTCTTAGCTTCAAAAGGGACATATAGAGTTAAGGAGATTATAGAGAAGTATTTACACATTGAATTTACTGAGCCTGATGGATTTGAATATAGTCCTGAGCAGTTGAAACTAAAAGCTCACTTCAAGGTAACCTACAAAGGAACAAACCTAGATCTCTTGCTTACTCTTATATCTGACCTTCTTAACTTTGAGCTTTACTTTACGAGTTTAGATATGCTTATTAAAGAGCTTAGACATATACTGGAGGTTGAGAATAATACTACAGCGAGAGTTTTACTAGATAAATTTACACGAATAGAAGCAAACATCACATGGACGGAGTAGACTATAGCGTTAAATCAGACAAACCCTTACACGGAGCTAACTATATTCACATTGCAGCTTCAGACGGTACATCGAGAATACTTAGGAGAGTTGATACTTCTTACTTTATTGATTACCACACTTACTTAACGAGATATGGATTAGAAGGGAGAAGTGTACTGGATAGAGTAGCATTAGACCAAACAAAGGGGAGCTATATAGAGGGAGTAATTTTAGATAACCCTCAAGATATAGCTGATTCTATGGAGGAGAGCTTTGAGTTTATACAAGTTCCACACTCTACAGACCCTAACAAGTTCTACTATATCCTAAACCTCTACTTAAAAAATGATGAGCATACAGTTACCCTTTACGAAATAGAATCAACCAAAGAAGAGGAGGTAACTAAGGATGAGCCATTATTCAGGTATGTTATAGAGGATTACTCAAAGGGAGCGAGAGAGGAGCTGAAGAGTTATAAAGTGGTTAGAATCCAATCCGCTAACTTCCAGAATGATGATAATATAATAGACTACCATAAAGCTCTAAAATCAGCATCAGTAGTAAAGTTAGGTAGAGATGAAATTTTAAAGAAAGAAGTAGTGTCCTCAGCTTACCTTAGAGAGAAAATAGTAGAGGCTAATCACATAAAGGCAAGTAAGCAAGGATTCTACGATAAGCGAAATGAACTTAAATTAACGGGAAATGCTAGAGAAAATACGGAGAAGATTGATGATAAGTGGAGATGGGGAGTATCGTATCCTAAAGGTATAACTCTCACGTATGGAAAACTTAAAATCACCTCTCTAATTGACAATAACATTTACCACCCACTACAAATAGGAAGCTATGAGATTAAAGACAAGTGAGAAAAGATACTACGGACTATTTGATTACAACCCTGAACACATCTATGAAATTGGGGATATTGTGATCTATGATGAATTAGCCTACAGGTGTCACTCAGATATGGCAAGAGAAGACTTAGGTACAATCCTGCCAAATAACCTCCTGCATTTTAGACCTTTGCATGATTTAACAGGAGAAGCAGATGGAATGATAAACACTTTTGATGAATATTTGACCTCCTCTTACTCTGACATGCGACCACTTAATGCAGGAATACTAAGGCAGGTAATTAACCACTATACAAAACTAGGGGAGAGCTTAGATATTTCTTCAGTTGATTTAGAGGTAATAACAAGCCCAGGGATATATAGAAACCCAAAGATGCCGCTGAATATAGTAGAGAATCCAGTAGGTGAAACTTGTTACTTAAGGGTTATTGAAGGGAGTGATGACTATATTGTACAGGAGCTTATAACAGATGAATACCTTGCAATAAGAACATCAAATTCACCAGTAATCAATAGAGTAGTATCAGGTTGGACTCCATGGAAGGTTATACACTTAAATGCGAATAATGTCTTGCCAGTAGCGAATAGAATAAATTACATGATAAACTCTATAGTCGAGATGGCAAACTTCATGAACGTAACCACTAACTCAATCATGTCAAAAGAGAAAGGGTTTAAAGTGTATGACAGAATAGAGAATGTAGAGCCTAATGATTTTATAACTCTAATCTACATGGAAGGGACTACTCAAAAATCTATAACAGGAACAAGAAAAGATATAACAACCCTACCTGAGAACATTAAGAAGATTTTAGTATATGGCTAGTAACAGAGATTTTGAACAACTGATATACCCTACGAGAAGACCTTATGTTTATGGCACTTATGTTTCTAAAGCTAATTTTCCAGAGCTAGAGAAGACAAAAATAAAGCCTATAGACGAGACAAAGATTCAGAAGATAGAGAATTCAGATTACGATACTTTAAAACCTTTGTGGGAGAGTACTTTTTATGGGGTAGGTGAGACTCTAAGAACTGCTGAATACTACTTGAATAGACTAGGGCATGTAACAAGAATAGTACTAAACAACATAAAAAATACCTACTTCAACTTTACTACATTTAGACTGGGAGAAGGGTTATACTTATTTAAACTTACTGAAACAAGACCGATATACATTTACTACCACCCAGAAGAGATAGAGAATATTATAATAGACTTACCTGAGGATTTTGGAGTAGATGCGGTAATTGTTGAGGGAGTGTTACATATTAAATCAAGAGACCCTAAGAAGAAGATATTTATTACAGACGCATACATTTTGAACTAAGAAGAACATGATATACAATCTGATAGTAGGTTCATCAACGACCTTAGAAGACTTAAACAGGAGCCTTAGATTTGCTAGGTTAGTATTCGAGGAGGGGGATATTTGGACTGAAGAGCATATAGAAACGAGGTGGGAGAATAAAACTCTAATCATAACCTCAACCATAGACATCCCTTACCCTGAGAGAATTAGAAACTTAACAGCTATAGAATATTACGCTGACCAAACTTCTTCATTTCTCTCTAGGATTTACATTAACCCACCGCTGAAGATATACAAAGTTGAGAAGTACGTCCTAATAACTAAGATTTCAGATAAGAGAGAAGTTAAGCTGGATTTATTCTCTTTGTTCTCAGGTTTAGAGTTTGATAAGAGTTTAATTGATGGTAAAAGAGAGTCTCCGTATAAATCACTAACAATACGAGAAACTAAAGAGAGATTTGAGAGGTATTATTATGGAAGTGATGTAACCAATAATGACCTAGACCTTTACTATCAGAAGAATAAGCCTACACATTTTGACGGGCTGCACTTAAGAAATAAAGATATGATTGCTAGTTATAACCCATACCCTAGATACATTATTAAAGACACAAGTTCAGAGGTAATGTACGACTTTGTGAACCAGAAGGTATATGCAGTAAATGAGTTAAGTAATGGGAATATTGGGATAACTGTTGGTGTGTATGATGATCTTGAGACTATTGATACAACTTCAGGTAGAGGGTCTGTAGAGGTAACCTTAGGAGCTGGGGATAGAAAACTTATAACTTCTAGATTCTACCCAAAAGGACGGGAACTATACACACTAGATCATAAGATTATCGGAGTAATGGATGACCCTCAAGTTAAGCACGTACTCCACCAGTCAGAAATCTTATCATTCAAAGGAAACCAACTATACAACTGCTCACTAACTCCTATATATGAACAACTAGATACAAGGATACTCACTCACAAATTAGGAAAAGATTATAGACTTGTAGATGTTTGTAATGGGTTTTTTATATTTGGAGACAGAAGAGAAACCTTAAGACTAGTAATCAATGGGTTTAATAATTATAGGGTATTTTCAAAGAATAATTACGATACGCTTAAGTTCCTAGACCAGAGTGTAATATTAAGAGTGAATGATGATATGGTGGATTATTTTGATATAGATAACCCCAACTTTGACCAGATGTACATACTAGAAAAGAAACAACTGGTGGAAAAACTAGGGCATTCAGATCCATTCACCCATAGTAGATTAAAAGAAAATCAAAGCATAAAGAATCCTGTAGTAGTAGGGCATAGACTTTATTTACAAACAGGAGACGAACTTAATGGTAAAATAAAATTAGAACTATTATGACGGAGTACAAGATTAAATTAATACCATCCTCTTCCTTCTTACAATTTAAACGAGATAGGGAGAGTGGTAACCAAATAAAACTAACAGGACTTGAAGTAGACTATATAACATCCAACAGAACTCCTTTAACTTCATCAACTACACCTGCACAAGTAGAGAATGAATTTAGGTTAGTTTCTGGGTCTTTTAATGATATAATTAGAGAGACTGGAGATATAGTTACAGCTTATAGAATTGACAGAGACTACTACAAATTAGAGTTCATTAACCGATTCTATAATAAGTCCTTCGTTGGGTTTCTGGTAAAATATAAAGTTAGCGGAGTTAGTAATTATGTACCAGCTTTTCTATCCAAAGAATTAACAGGAGGGAAACTATTTACAGAAAGGAGTGTAGCTAAGATCTGTATTTACGCTAATATTCCTGATGCGGTAATGGAAGGGTACTATACTCCAACAGTTGATGTCTCTAAATTCTTACTACCTGAGGATAGAGCCGCTATAACTTATGATGATGAGCAGCTTACAACTATAGTTACGCTAGATACTTACTTAGACACTGTAGCTCAAAATTTACCTGCTTATCGAAATGGGACTTACTTTGAGGATTCCAACAAGCTAGTCCATATGAAAGTCTTAGGTGGCAACCCTTACGATTATAGAGGGATTATGGAGAAAATGATGGCTACGTTCACTACCTCTATTAAGTCGTTTGGGAATGTAGTAGATCACCTTAATAGTACAAACTCTAGAGATGCCTTAGCTGCAACACAAGGGCGAGTACTGAACCTAAAGAAACTGGATATAGGAGATTTCTCAGATTGGAGTACAGTTAACCAGAATGATATACCAATTTTTAGAAGAACAAACGGGACGGTAGTTACTCCAAAATCACTTAGAGAGTTTTACGAGGTATTGATGGAAGTTTTGGATAATAGAAGTATAACTAGAATTTACACTATCAATAACTTCTCAGACACTACAGTAACTATTCCACATAACTTAGGTTCAAAATGGCATGGTATATCTTCTATCACTAATGCGTTTGTCTCTGAGGATGATAGTAAGTGGAAAGAGATCCCTGAGACCGCTATAAATGTGACAGTAGACGCAACAAATATAATAGCTACAATCGATAAGTCTAAGCTCCCTGCGATATTTAAAGACACAACAGATGAGCCTAACTCTAAACTATATAATGCAAACTCAGAGAAGAGAGGGCGTATTACTATAGTTATCGATAAGAATGCAGTAGCTCTAGCAGGAATACCACCACTACTTAAGATGGATAAACTCGTAATTGGAAGAAGAACAACTGACCTTAATAAGAACGTAACTTTAACAGGGACAATTAGATTTAGTTCAGGTACACTTAAGGAGAAACTAGTGGTAACTGGAGCAACAGCAGTAGGTGCACCAAGATTCACTCAAGATGCTCATAACCCTAAAATTTACCACATTGAACAAGATATAGAGGCTAAGGATAATGAGACAATGGAGGTTAATGTTCAAGGTTTTGCTGACTATAACGGAGAGGAATTACCATCAAACGTTGTAACTACAGAGGTGACCCTTAAACGAATCTTAAAACCTGAAATCTTAGACGTATCTCACACTATAAACCTTAACTACGACTCTCAGAATAATAACTATGAGATGACAATAACTCCTAATATACTTTACGTAGGGGCTCATCTTAAGTTTACTCCAAGTCATGTTAAGTTTACTACAGTACCAAAAGAGCTTAAGGAGATGCTACAAGTTAATAAAGCTTATCCTGTAGGTACACCAATTAAGATGAGGATTAGTTCACTGGTAGACCTTAAGAAGTTATCGGGGGATCATGCAATTAGATTAGTAGGGATATATACAGACCAGACAGGCTTTGATAGTAACTCTTGGTCAGATCCTTATACAACTAATATCAACCTTAAGGACTTATTTAAATCTATTAGTTGGGAAGATAGTAGCTCAGTTGAAGATAAGTACATAAACTACACTAAAGCATATAAAGAGTACAAGGCTTACCCTACAGCTCCAGTTCTTTACGAGTTAAAACCAAAAGTACAAGGGGCAGTTGATAAGAGTAAGATTCAGTATTCTATAGTTAACCTTCCAGCAGATTCACAGAAGTTTGCACCTTTCATTACAATAGAGGGCGATAAGGTTAAAGTTGATTATGTAGGATTAGCAGCTCAACTTAATAATGCTAAAGATATTGAGGAGATTAGATTTGACGTAAGAGCTAGAGCTAAAGATGCACAAGGAGGAGATGTTTACTATAATAATGTACCTCTACTTGCTATTAAGTCGTTTAAATTAAAGATACATTCTAATGCTGTTTTAGTTATTAGCTTGGTTAACTTGCTTGGAAGAGAAGATCTGTTTAAAGCAGGAGCTAGACTTGACCCTCAAAATGTATCTAGAAGTATGTTTAGAGTAGTATCTAGTAATGATGAGAATAGAAAAGTTGAGTGGACTTATGAGATGTCACTAGGAAGTTCTTACGAAGAGTGGGAGAGACTTCAGACTAATATGTTAGGGTATATAATGCCAGATGGAAGTATAAATGAAGAAGCTTGGTTGAATCGAAACTTCGTATCTAAAGTTATTGGGGAGAATAGTTTAGTTAGATTTGGTTTATCTTATGACGACACTGTAGACCCTAATAATTTAATTAAAGAAGTTGGGTTTGAGCTTATTCATATGGATGACAGAAATAACTTAGATAACCAGTGGAATGGACAGAATCCTGCACTAATTCCTTGGTCTATTAGATATGGTAATTCTGGTGGTGTTAAAATTAAGGATCTAACCATGAACAGATTAGTTACTCGAAGATCCAATCCAAATAATTTAGCTATCAGAGGATTGTATACTGTAGAGGTTAATGGAGTTAAGAGCTTTAGGCAAACTGAAATCATATATCTAGACCTTTCTAAGATGAGAGACTTTAGATACGATATGAGAGCTGCAGAAACTACACAAGGATTAGACTCTTCAGATTTTATAGATAGTAGAGGATATTTGAAGCCAGTAAAAGAAGCTAGAAATGGGGTTGCAACGAGAGGTTCATGGTTCTTATTTGACAACAGAGCCTTAACTACAACTATGGATATGACTCTTAAGTTTAAACCTACTGCACCATTCTCTAAGGATTCTATTAAATTTGTAACCAATATCATACCTATAAATAATCCATCAAACTTAGCAAATGGAGGTGGAAGTAGACTATCAGGTCTTACAAGTAGAACAACATTACGAGAACTCACTTTAGTTAAAGGACAAGACGGAACTTATACTGCAGCATTACCAAGTGCAGTTCGAGGTCAAGATGGCTTAGTTTACTTAAGTTATCCAGATACTAATGAGAAAGTTAATGGTAAAGTTGAGTTGATATTAACAAATCCACTAACTAAACAAGAAGTAACCACAGGTAAACTTTGGGTACTAAGAAACATTAGCACATTTAAAGAATACCTTGATTTCGCAGTTTCAGCTAATGAGGTTCCTGAAATAACTCACAGGCTAGATCAATCTACTTTAGACTTCGTGGATTCTGCTAGAAATTGGAATAATGGAGCTAATAAGAAGTACTACTCAAGTGCTGACCAGTTTAATACCTACTTAAATGCTAGACATAAGTTTACCTTAGTGAATCAAGAATATCAAGGAAACTCTGCAATAAAAGACTTCTTGATTAGGGATCCTCAAACAGGAGACTTGAAATTAGGTGGAGATACTTCGACTGATTCTGATATCTTGTTACATCTCAATACTAAGTGTAAAACTCAAGCGGTTTGGGTTTGGGTAGCTTGGAAAAATGAGAGAACGTATAGACCAGGATCGGGTTACCACTCTCCAGGTGGCGGAGGTTTAGTAGTTGCACCGCCAGAAGATGAAGATCCGGATACATACCAACCAGATCAAGGAAGTTACACTACTAGACAAGTAAACGTTAATAGATGGGAATTGAGATATACTAATACTGCTGAGTGGAGAATGAATGCAGGCGCTGGAACTATTGTTTATGCAGTTAATCCAAATGGTTCATTCTTACTAGTAGGTGAGATTCCAGATGATAATGTTAACTATTCTGGAACAAGTAAAATAACCTTAAGTTGGCCATTAATTAGTGGTGGATATTATTTCTATGGAAGTGATTCTGGTGGAGAAGCTAGAACATTTGATAGATATCTTGACAACCAATTCGATTAACAGACA